TGCAGACCAAATAGCGATTCTGGCTGAGGATGAAAAAGAGGAAAATGTTGTTAATCTGATCTGGGACAAGATGCGGGAGTCGGATGGGAACCGAGTCCTCAAGATGGTCAAGGTCCCTGGCTTCCCGGCGTTCGGAGAGTACGCTAAGAGTGATGACGGCTATGTTAGAGATTGGACAAAATGACCTTAGACTATATCCTACGATACAGGGCTTACAGACAGCACCTCATAGATGCCATGAGTTATGAGGAATATCTGGAAACGCCGGAATGGAAGGACACAAGGCGACGTGCGCTTGTGAAGTCCGGGTATAGATGCGAAAGATGCGGATCGAAAACGAAACTGCACGTACATCACAAAACCTACGAGCGCAAAGGCCACGAATTGCCGGAAGACCTGAGCGTGCTGTGTAAGAGGTGTCACGAAACAGAACATGCAATAACCAACACAACCAATATTTGAAAGGATGATTAACATGTTTTCTCAACTAACCTTAGTGGGCCGACTCGGTTCCGACCCCACGATGCGTTTCACACCTGGCGGGAAAGCCGTGACCACCTTTCCACTTGCGACCAGCCGATCATACACCGATAGCGCAGGGAAGAAGGTCGACGAAACCACCTGGTGGCGTGTATCCGCTTGGGGCGCGCAGGCTGAGTCCTGTAATCAGTACCTGAGCAAAGGCAGCGCGGTCTTGGTCGTTGGCAGGTTGCGACCAGACCCGGAAACAGGCGGCCCACGAGTGTACACCCGAAAGGACGGGACTACCGGCGCCTCGTTTGAGGTCACGGCTGAAAATGTCCGGTTCCTGCCGTCCGGAGTGCAGCAGGAAAGCGCGAGCGAGACTGAGATTGATGACGGGCTGCCGTTCTGATGACCCGCGCATGAAAAGCGGAATAATCGCCCCCACAGACTACCGGAGGCGTTGTTCAACAACTGAATGGGGCGGCCCTGCTTGGACGCTGAGACCGCCCCGAATAACTAAGAAAAGAGGATGAAATGGAACTATCAGAGTTTATTGAGAAAACGATTAATATTGAAGGCATTAATGGACATGAATACCAAAATATTCGGCCCAGGATAGTTTGTAGTAATGGGGTTTCGCTATCAGTACAGGCCAGTGACGGACATTATTGTTCTCCGCGTGTAAACGGAATTAAGAATTATCATAATGTTGAGGTTGGTTATCCGTCGATTCGCCCCCCAATTTCTTGGGAAAAATATTACGATGGGGAATGGCAAAAACCGGGTATTTTGGGATGGCTTAAAAGAGTTTGGAGCCGACGAAGTAGTATTGCTTATGGAATAAAAAGCATTCTCAAATATAACAATAGCTTTGAACGGAAATACATTAAGTGGCTGCTATCAAAAAAAGACAATGCAACTGATGGGGTCTATGGATATATTCCGGTAGAATTGGTTGAGGGGTGGATTGACCAAAATGGAGGCATAGACACTAGCGCGACATTTCAGGAATCATGAAGGGAAGCTGGTCATTAACCGCACAGGTTAAAAGTCGGAATCTAAGCAAATAGGTTAAATGGAGTTAGAAAGGACACAAAATGAAAAAGTTACTACTGTTCGTATTTATCATTCTCGTCGCCGCCGGGTTGACAATACCGGTCGCTGCTCAGTCTACCTATCCATGGCCGGGTTATCCGGTTGATGAAGGGTATCCGGTTGATTACAGCGTCCCGGACTTGCCGGAATGCTCAGGCCCTACTTACTACGATTGCACTTCGTCCGATAAAGACAGGGGCGGCGAGCTGGTGTCTGTGAGCATTGGAGAATATGTCGATAGCGTGAACGCGTCAGAAGAATATGTCGAAAGCGCCGTCGATACTGAACAGGTTCCAGACGTTGCAGCAGGTGGTGAAGGCCCAGGATCAGCGATTGTCATTGTTGGCCTTGTAGTTGTCCTGTTGTTTTGTTGCTGGCTGATACTTAAGACAAATCGTAGGTTTTAGCATTTAACAGACGTTACATTAAAATAAGATTAGAGTATTGTTAAGGATTTGCGCTGTGATTGGTTGACAAGCCTGGACAAATTTGATACAATTGAATTGACGAATCTATTAATTATTAAGGAGCGGGTATGTCGAGTCTTTTGAAATCACGTAAGTTTTGGTTGGCGGTGTTTGGTGTGGTTCAGGCGGTAGTTCTGCACTACCTGAACGTGCCCGAGGATATTTGGCAGACCATCGCCATGCTGGTTGGTGTCGTGATCGCCGGTATTGCGGTTGAGGATGCCGGAGAAAAAGCTAGCGGAACATTCTACAAAGAATAACAGAGATAAGCCCGGTTTAGTCCGGGCTTCGTTGTAACACAAGGCGACCATGACAGATCAAAGCACCGATATAAACATCAAGTTGGCGCTGCTAATTGAGCAGACAAAAGACATCCCGCAAATTCGTAAGGACGTGTCAGACATCAAGATTGGCATGGGTAAAGTTGAGACCAGGGTGTCGCATAATGAAAGTGACATTGCGACGTTGCAGAAAAGATCGGACGGCTGGAACGTAATTAATAGTTTAGGCGTCGCGGCTGCTGCGGTCATTGCCTGGCTGCGGGGTGGGTGATGACTGTTACGGACGCGATGGATGACCAGCGGAACGGCCCAGAGAACACGCCTTCGGTTTTTCTTGCGCTGTTTCACGAGTTGCGCAAGCTGGATGGGCGGATTGTAGATCTGGAGACACGCTGGCGTGAACTCGATGACAGGGTTGGCGTGATTGAGACAAACACGATTGACCATGAGAGCCGGTTGCAGGAGCTGGAGGAATCATAAGTTATCATCTCATTTCTCTCCTTTCAAGGTGGGACGCGGTCGGCTTCTGTTGACTAGCGGGCGATGCTTGCGAAGTGCCCCACCGAGGCATTATAGGTATAGCTGACCTACCACGTGTAGGCACAGTAAGCGGTAACGTATCGAACATGCGTTACTTGCGTGATGTCCACCACGTTAAAATGGGCTGATTGAATGCGCTATGCTGAATCCGATGCGGTGACACCGCCAAGAGAAGGAACCCACCGGCGAGGGTAAGACGCTCCATTAGTCAAGGTTGGTGAAGGTGCGTAACTGCACCGATAAACCGTAAAAAGACGCCGGAGAGCATAGGAATTATCTGGAGGCGTGATGATGCAGTGGTTTTGGTGGTTACTCATAGCGTTTGGCGTTATATCCCTTATTGTACTGCTTGCCATGTGCAAGGTTGCGAGTGATGCGGATGACCGGATAGAGGCGCAGTTATGGGAACAAGCCACGATTGCGGATTGGGGAAAGGGCGAAGATGCCTGACCCCCTGGCTGTGTTTGAGGCGGAGATAGTACGGGTAAAGACTATGGCGGACGGATCGCCACGCTTTGAGTTGGGAGCCGGGGAAGAAGCCAATGCCCTATTGTCTGTCTTGGCTTCGATGCAGGCTAATAACCGGCTGGTTATGTGTGTGATGTACGATTATGAGGACTGGAAGCGAATGGAGGCGGAAGGGTGACCAGAATGCCGACTGTTTATAAATGGTATGACGTTGTTGTCGAGCGAGTTGGTGGTGAGAAAATAGAATATAAAAATGCCGGATGTGTGAAGTTGATTGACACCGTCGCAGGCCCTATGCTGTATATTTACCGCGAACACACCGCAATATACATAGATTTTGAAGAGATATTAAGCTATGAGGTTACAAACGGAATGAAAATAAACGATTAGTCTTATTCGCACTAAATTGAACTATTCTGGACTGAAACCGCGCTAAACATGGATGATTTGATACTAAAACTGCAACAATTGGAACCGAAGGAACTTGATTATGTTATGGCAAGATCAAGTTCTAATTCTATCGCGTCTGCATGTCGTGAGATTGAGTTGTCCACTTCCACCTTTCACAGTTGGGAGAACAAAGAGGAGCTAGAGCAACTCGCAGCAGCCTTGCGCCTTGACCGTCATGTCGAGGTTGAGTTGAAATTACGCAAGGCGCTACCGGATGCTGTACAGGTTGTGATTGACGGTATCAAAGAACGCAGGTTTAGCGACAAGTTCAAGGCTGCCGTTGAAGTATTGGACCGGACACTTGGCAAGCCCACGCAGAAGGTAGACGCAAAGACGGAGGTAACGGGAGCGGGAGGATCGCCGCTTATTGATAATGACCGATATGATAGAGCAATATCTGGCCTCGCTGATGCCATCCGAGAAATCGTACCTGGAAAGGGTACAGAATCGGACGGCCCTATGGGTTCCTCAGAGTAAACCACAATGGCAAGCGTTACTGTCGCGTGCTGATGAATTATTCTATGGCGGTGCAGCAGGTGGAGGTAAAACCGATCTTGTCTTGGGTTTGGCTACTGAGTGTCACCAACACAGTCAGATTTTTCGGCGTGTCTACCCCAACCTTCACGGGGTCATGGTTCGGGCTCGTGAAATTATTGGCAGCAATGCGAAAGAGAACAAATCAGAAAAGACTTGGACATGGGAAGATGACAGAACGATTGAGTTTGGGGCCGTCCAGCATGAAAACGATAAGACGAACTGGCAGGGGCGTCCGTCCGATCTCAAGGCGTTCGATGAAATACCAGAGTTTACAGAATCGCAATATGTTTTTATCTGTGGATGGAACCGCACGACTATTCCTGGGCAACGGGTACGGGTTGTTGTCACCGGAAACCCCCCAATTGATGAGGCGGGGTCTTGGGTGTTCCGCCGATGGGGGCCGTGGGTTGACCCAAATCACCCAAACCCTGCGAAGCCCGGAGAATTGCGCTGGTATGCTACGGTTGCAGGCGATGAAATTGAGTGCGAGAATGGCGAACCTTTTGAGCGCGACGGCGAAAAGATTTATCCGAGGTCGAGAACGTTTATACCGGCATTACTTGAGGACAACCCGTTTCTATCAAGTGATAATCGCTATCGCTCAGTTCTTCAATCGTTACCGGAGCCTTTGCGGTCAATGTTTCTCAAGGGCGATTTTACAGCCGCTGCGGTTGCAGATCCATTCCAGGTTATACCGTCCGAATGGGTTCGTGCAGCACAAAGACGATGGCTTGAGCGGGAGCGTCCCGAAAAAGCGGTTCCAGCATACGGTCTTGACCCATCCCGCGGCGGAAACGATAAGACTGCGCTGGCTGCCCGTTATGATAACTGGTACGATGAGCCGGTTGCGTGGCCCGGAGTTATTGCAAAGGATGGGCCAACTGTCGCAGAACTTGTCCGCCAAGCCATCGGTGACAATAAAATACAATATATCAATATCGACGTTGTTGGGATTGGATCGTCGGTGTACGACAGCATGAAGCCGCTTTACAAGGAGTCCCGACCGTTCTCTGGCGGTGATGGGTCGGACTATCGAGATAGATCAGGAAAGTTAAAGATGCGTAATAAGCGCGCTGAAATGTATTGGAAAATGCGAGACGCACTTGACCCGGATTATGGCGATGATATTGCGTTACCCCCAGGTAATGAGTTGTTAGCGGATTTATGTTCTGCGAGATATTCTATAACAACCGCTGGCGTGTTGATTGAACCTAAAGATAAAATAAAAGAGCGCATAGGTAGATCGCCGGACATCGGAGAAGCTGTTATGATGGCAAACCTTTCTCCGTCGCGCGTCATTCTCTTTGAGGCGTAGGAGCAATTATGACAAACATTAAGTCAGTCACAGAAATCCCGTACTGGTTCACCCGCCTCACGGATGACGGCGTTCCAGACGATAATATCTCACTATTCCGCAAGGTCCCGTACTTTTACCGGGCTGTAAGGTTGCGGTGTGATGCCCTGTCAAGCGTACCTATCAAGGTTTACAAGGGCGAGAACGAGATTGAATGGCCTTATCCAACACAGATAAGCGACCTGGTTTGGCGATGGGAGGCGTCCCTGCTTCTGAAGGGTGCTGCCTACGGCGAGATCGTAGCAAACAAAAGCGGATATAAAAAAGATGTGCAGTTTCGCAACCCGTTTGATATGTACGTTGAATATCGTGATGGCGTTCTGACTATCAAACAAAACCAGAGCGGATATATATGGCATAACAACATCTTCACCGGCGAATATGAAATGGTCTACATGGCAGAATATGACCCGGCGCAGGACATTCTACCGGGCGTTGGTTCCGGTAATGCTTCAAACACAGATGCAAAGTTGCTGTATGCCCTGTCTAAGTTCCCAGAAGCCTACTTTGAGGGTGGGGCGATGCCCGTTACCGTTGTTGGCGTGGATACCACTGACGAAAGCGAAATCAAGCGGACTGAGAGCTTCTTCAAGAAGGCCGCAACGGGGTTAAAGAACGCTTTCAAAGTTCTTGGTATCCGAAGCGGAAGCATTGATGTAAAGACGATCACCCCGCCAATGAAAGACCTTGCCATGCCGGAGATTGGCGAACAGGCAAAGCATAATATCTCCGTTGCGTTTGGAATTCCCAAGACGATGCTGGATAGCGAGGCAGCCAACTATGCCACGGCAGTCGAAGATCGCAAGGGATTCTATGAGGAAACTTTGAAGCCGCGGGCGCGCATGTATGAAGCCGCCCTGAACGAGCAACTTCTGGACCGTGATGATATGCGGCTTGAGTTTGCGTTTGATGAGTTGGACCTGTTTCAGGACGATGAGAATGACCGCGCTGAAAGACTACTAAGTTATGTTAGTGCCGGGATACCTACCCGGCTAGCGATTGACCTTGCCGGGATTGATATGACCGATGAACAGGCGGCGATGTTGGCGACTGAGGCGGTAAACAACGGGGCCGATGAGGGGCCGGATGCCGTAGACCAGGAGCTAGGAAAGTGGATGCGCATGGTCGAGAAGCGCGTCAAGGAGGGTAAGGCAGTAAGGGATTTCGAAACAGACGTTATCCCGGATAGCATGAAAGCGGCTATTGATGGGGCGTTGGATACGGTCAAGACCGTTGAAGATGTCCGGGCTGTGTTTGAGAGCGTGAAGGAGTGGAGGGATTATCCATAAATGGACGTCCTCAACCGTTCCGATTTAGAGCGTAAACTTGCCCGCGTGGTTGGGCGTGATTTGCGCTTGGAATTGCAGAAGTTGTTGGATTATCTCGGAGATCCGCCACGGCTTGAGAATATTCCATATGATTACTGGTCAAACGGTTGGCGAGATATTCAGAAGGATGTTGAGCCGGTGTTGCTGGATATTTACCTGTCTCAGGCCGAAGCCGTGATGAACGACACAAATATCGGCGTCAATTGGGACATGATAAATACAAACGCCTCACAGTGGGCTAAGCAGCACACAGAGCAGGTGTTACAGGACTTATTTGGAAAGAGGTATAATCATCTTAACGAGGTTATACCAAGATTCTACACCGAAGGCTGGAACTTAGGGCAATTGCAATCAGACCTTGAGAGATGGTACTCTCCTGTAAGGGCTGAAATGATAGCGATCACCGAGACAACCAGGGCAGCCACGGAAGGGGAACGGGCTATGGTTGCGGAACTTGAAAGGACAACGGGGCGGCGCATGGTTCCGGTTTGGATGACAAACAAGGATGAAAGAGTATGTCCGATTTGTGGCCCGAAACACGGCAAGGAAATAACAGACGGCAAGTTTCCCCCTGCGCATCCTCGTTGCCGGTGCTGGACGAATCATAAGTTTGTGAAGGATAACGCATGATCTCAATCAAAGCAGAAGGACTTGACGAACTTATCGCAAAGCTGGATTCTCTAGCTGCTATGCGACGCGTTAAGGCTGCAATCAAACAGGCTGGCGTTTATCTCAAGGGCAAGGTTGCGGAATATCCTACCGTATCAAGACGGCCAAACCCGCTTATCAAACTTGACCCGAAGGTAAGGCGTGGGTTCTTCTACCATCTGAAGAATGGTGATATTGAAGTTCCGTACCGCCGCGGTCAATCACCTGGAAGCCAGAAGTTGGGACAATCCTGGACGGTGCAAAGCCAGAACAGCGGCTGGCGGGCCGTGATTGGAACAAACGCCAGCTATGCGAGATTAGTACAGGACAGCGCAAAACAAGCCAGCTACCATAGACACACCGGCTGGATCACCACAAAACAGACGGTACAGCTATATGGAAATCAGGCCGTAGACCAGATCAGAAACGCACTAAAACAAGAGGTGCAGCATGGATAATTTGTCCGTAAAGATAAAACTCCCATCCGGTGTGGCTGTTGAGAGGCAGAACGAGACCGCAGAAAAGCGGATGAAGGCCGATAGCGAATATACCGATGTCGGCTGGCGCGCGCTGGGCGTTCCGTTCGGTGGGCCCATCAAAGGTCGTGATCTTGACGGCGAAGCGTTCCATGAGGATACCGACATCTGGCTGAAGGTTGGCGATAAAGTCCCGGTGACATACTATCATGGGTTTGGCCCGGATAGTCCTGACGGGATGCAAAACCCCGACCTGCCATTATTGGCGAAGCGACCTATACCGGAGAGGATAAGCGCGGCCACTGGTTTGATGTTAAACTCGACCTCATGGAAGATTTAGGCGAGCGTGTTCTCATGGCTGGCCCAATGCAGGTAAAGGCCTCAAGTGGGGCGGTATCACATCTTACACGAAAAGGCGTTGGCGGGCTGATTGATGTCTGGCCCGTTGGCGAATTAGCATTATTTGACATCAATGAATGGCGATTACCGGCGAATGATTACGCCGTTATCGAAGCGAAATCTGAAAGTGTCACGGAGGCGATCCCAGAGACTGTAAAAACAGTGGTGGACGCGGTTGATACCTCGGAGGATGCAGTTGAAACTAACTCTAGTGAAATTCCTTTGGAGGGAATAACTACCATGACTGACGAAATTTTGACCCCTGATCAGGATACTCCTGAACAGGAAACTATTGACATTGCGGCTGAAATCATAGCTGCAATCGAGGCTGAACGTGAGGGCCTCAAGAAGTCCGTGTTGGATGAGCTGAAAGCGGCAAAGGCAGAGCCCGGAACCGTGAAAGGCCAATTTGTTGTAAAGGCCCCGGAGGTGATTAAGTCTCTCGGTGAAAAAGACGAAATGAAGGCCTTTATGGCCTACGTCAAGACCGGGCAAGAAAACAGCGTTATGAAATCTCTCAAGGCATCCAATCCTACGGACATGAACATCGGCACTGCTGCTGATGGTCAGTATCTCGTACCTACCCCCCACTATCAGAACGTGATTACACGGCGCGACGAATCCGCGTTGTGGCAGAAGTTGGGCGTGACCGAAATCCCTGGCATCGGCACAACCGTTAACGTCCCCTACGATAATGAGGCAGATGGTGAGTTCGTTGTCACCACCGAAACAGCGGAATTTGACGATGACGCCCCCGCCACCGAACGCAAACAGTTGACGCTTGCGAAATACAGCAAAATCATTCGCATCTCGCACGAACTGCTGCGGGATGAGGACAGCCGGCTGGAAGCGTTCCTGGCTAACTGGGTTGGGCGCGGTATGGCTAAGACCCATAACGACCTACTGATTACTGAGGTCGAGTCCTACGGTACATCGCTCAAGACGTTTGCATCAGCTACCGCCGTTGCCGTTGGAGAGCTTGAGGACATGGTCTTTGGTTCGGACATGGTTTCATACCTGGACGGCGGCAGCGCCAACTGGGTGATGAGCGGCCCGTCCTACTCCAAGATCATCTCTTTGACCGGAAGTGATCGCAGCTATGCACAATCCCCGCAGGGGCAGTTCCGTGAGCAGATTTTGGGCTTCCCCGTACACTTCACCAACAAGGCCGACACCATCGGAGCCTCAAAGAAATCGGTCTTCTTCGGCGACTGGTCGCAGGTTGGGGTTCGCAACGGACAGGGTCTACAGATGATTCGTGACCCCTACACCCGGGCACGCTATGGTCAGATTGAACTGGTTTACCTGTTCGACTGTGTCTATGGCGTTCTGAACTCCGAAGCCATCGGCTACGGCGTACACCCCACGGGCTAAACATGAAAACGATCAGCGGGTTGACTGGAGTTCATAAAGGCGAAGTTTTGACTGTGATTGGTCGGGGGCCATCTCTGGCAAGGCTACAGCCAGAACACCTGGACGGTGTTGTTATGGCGATAAACCATGCCATCGAACAGGTCGAATTGTTACAGCCCAGCAACCCGCTGTACTCGTTGCAGAAAGATCACCTCTATATGCTTCCGGTTCGTGCGACCCTGTTGTTGCACGAACTGGAGGCGCTGACCGAAATTGATGGCGTAAATTATGAGCCAGTTTACTCATTCGATGCGGAACGGGACTTTAACGCCCGGTGGAATGCGCCGAGTGTGGTGATTGCAGAAAAGCTTGCGAACTGGTTTGGATGTGAGCGGGTCGTTTATCTATGTTGCGATGCAGCCACAGACGGCATCATTGACACCTACGGTATGCCGCCCACGAGGCCGGTGGATTATTTACAGCATGAGCGCCTTGTGAGAGAGAACGCGTCGCTACCAGTTGAATGGAAGAGGATATGACCGCAAAGCATAAAAGGCTGCTAATTTTTATGCCGACCTACGAGATGGACGGTATCATCCAGGCCTGGCCGGCCGCCGTGGATTCGTTTTACGATCTTGAGATACCTGACGACTATGAGGCCGATTGGGTGATCGGGCTTGACAACCCCTATGGCCCAGAGGGTAAACACAAGAACACGCTTCACCAATACCAGCAGATTCAGCGACGGGTGCTTGACGAAGGCTACGATGGGCTGGTCACTTTTGAACATGACATGATTGTCCCCAAAGACGGGCTGATTAAGCTGTTGGAAACCGACGCCCCGATTGTCTATGGTTTGTATATGCTTCGGCACGGGGCTTACTGCGTGAACGCATTCAACTACATTCAGGACAGCCCGAACCTGCAAAAGTCGCTGACTTATGCGCCGCGTGCTTATGCGGCNGCGATGCGGCGNGGATGGGCGCGGGTGACAGGTGTCGGGATGGGTTTCACGCTTTTCAGGCGTGATGTACTGGAGAAATTCNNCTTCCGTGCATCCGGCAACAGCTACCCGCCTGATTGGGCGATAGCGGTGGATGCCACAAAGCACGGTATGAAACAAATTTGCAGGTTTGACGTCAAATGCGGGCATATCGAAAAAAACGGATTGCCGATATACCCCAGGAAAGAAGGGTTTGAGTCTATGACACGCGTAAAGATATTAAAGCACTTTGTGAGCGGAGCGATCTACGAGCCGGGCATGGTCGTGAACATTCCAACCGAGAAAGTGGACGACTTCTTCCGGGCTGGATACATCGAGATACTGGGAGAGCCGGACGTTCCGGCGGTCAAGATTGTCCGCAAGCCCAGCAAAGCAAGCACCAAGACGATCAAGAACAGGATGGAGGCTGAGTAATGGCCTACACGACTGCCTCTGATGTAAAAACCTATCTCGGTATAGCGGCATCAACGGATGACACGCTGATCGGCAGTCTGATAACACGTGCCCAGAAAATCATCGAGGAATACACCGGGCGTCTGTTTGAAGCCGCCACACTGACAAAATATTTCACCATAGACAACGTTGAAGGGAGGTGGTTGTATCTCTGGGGTTACGATCTCCTGAGCGTCACGACACTGACTAACGGTGATGGCACGGAGATAGCGAGCGCTAACTATCGCCTCGAACCTCGTAACGAAACGCCTAAGTGGGCTATACGTCTGGATAAGGACACGGATTGGGAGTTCGACGACTCAGACAGCGAGATTAGCGTTGCCGGCACCTGGGGCTATGCCGCAACTGCACCAAATGACATCGTTCATGCCTGCATCCGGCTTGCGGCTTTTCTGTATAAGCAAAAGGACACAACGGCTGATGTTGACCGCCCCATGATGACCGGCGATGGTATAACAATCATGCCATCTCAGTTACCTAAAGATGTGCAGATGATTCTTGATAAATACCGGAGACGGATATGAGCCAGATAACGGCAATCTATACCGCACTGGACGCGGTTTCAATCACGCTGACCGATTCTTCCGCGGTTGGATGCAAAAATCTTTCCGAACTGCCGCAGGCCGCCAACACCACGCTCAACAAGACCCGCCTGCTGCTGCCGATTGGAGAAAATCCTGGGGAGGGGCGCGAGGGCGCGTTCATCGCAATCGGTACGACCGTGACCGTCAACTGGCAAATCCCAGACCTGTTCATATACAAGCCGGTTGCTCAGGGAATTGGACTGAAAGAACATGCGCCGCAATTAATAGACTACTGCGGAAAATATGCGGATGCTATGAGGACGTTCGGCAAGGCGCCGACCTCGAACTCAACGCTGGAGAGCTTCCAGATGATACCGGGCGAGTACGAATGGCCCAGCGGATCTGGAAATTATTTTACAGGCGTGTTATGCCTATTGCAAATCAAGGAGGTGCTGGATGGCTAAAAAAGGACACACGAAGTTTATATTTATGGATCATGGCTACATGATAGGATTACCCGCGCGTGATATGACCGAGGATGAGTGGCTGTCGTATCCGAGCGAATTGACAAAACCGGCTTTGACGCTCAAGTTGTATGTTGCCGTCAGAGAGGATGATACAGAAGGAACG